GCTGTCGAACAGCACCTCATGCCCGCACTTGTCCATGTCCCAGATGCTCTTGTAAGTATCCGGGTAGATGGTTTCAAATGTGGGCACGGCAACGAGTATTCTCATCGGTCATCCTCCGATTAAGCTCCGGTCTCGCCGGTAGCGCCCTGCGCTCCGATGTTGGTACGGAACACGATGCCGGGCAGCGCTTCGTACAGAGCGGACACGTAGGTCACGCCACTGTGTTCCTGCGCCTTGGTGGAATCGATGATGCCCTGCACAACCGCAGCAGCGTTCGGGTTCTTGGCGGGTTCGACATCGTACAGCAGGATGCCGATAGCGCCGGAACCGGTGGTGGATTCACCATCCGCCGTCAGGGGGGTGCCGGCCTTCACCACGGTACCCGAGCCGGGCGCGGCGACCTTAACCGGAATCGCCTGGTAGTCGTTGCTGGCAAGAATCTCAACAGTTCCGCCGTAAGTGGTCTTGGCAAAATTCATACCTTTCTCTCCTTTCACATTAGTGAAGTTATATCCCTATCGGTCAGACTGACCGATAATCAGTCTTACCGTATATAGGCGCTCATGGCTTTCTGAGCCTGTTCGTTCACGGCATTCCTCTGCTTGCCGAGTTCGGCGGCACGCCTTACAGCCTGTGCTTCAGGGCTGTTGCTGTCCGCTCCCGCTCCGGGGCCGGGGATTTTGCCGTATTCCTTGCGAAGGGCGGTTTCTTTTTCCTGCCACGCCTTCTGAATCTCAAGCAGAGCATTCTCGATGTCAGCCGCACCGAAAAGATGATCCGCAAGATTACCGGCCGCTTCTTCCGACAGACCGAGTTTCCCCATCACGGACTTGACCGTGCTGGTCTTTGCGACCTGGCGCTCCAGTTCAACAATCCGCTGTTTCTGGGCTTCTTCGGCCTCTTCCTTTTCCTTGGCGGCAATCTCTTCCGCCGTCATCTTCGCCTTCAGTGCCTTCCTGGCTTCTCCGGCTTCCTGCATCGCTTTGTCTTTCGCAGCCTTCTGCTTTGCCATCTCGGCATTCAGCCGTGCGATTTCAGCCTTAAGGGCGTCAGGATCAGCATTGCCCTGATCGTTATTGCCGGCCATGTCAGTAACGTTCTGACTGCCGTTATCATCAGCGGGTTCTGTGCCAGCGCCTGCACCGGTATCGGCAGGGTTTACACTTCCGCCGTCCCCGGCAGAACCGCCGTCACCTTCACTGAAGCGAAACTTCGGACTCATCCAGTAACCAGTACCCATGCGTTTCATATGTATACTCTCCTTTGCGTTTTAAAGTCTTCTCTGACATTTTGTTTTGCGCGTTTTGTACGTCTTCTCTGACGGCTTGCGTTTTTACGTCTTCTCTGACATTTATCTCAATCAGCTTTCGCTGTTGAAATCATTCCTTCAGTACAGGCTTTGCAGTACATCTGCACCTCGGATGCGGTTTTGAAGGGTAATCGCTGAGTTTGTATCTCTTGCCGTCCATTGCATTGCATCTCATGCATGTACGCTCATCGTCCATTGTTACCCATTCGGCTTCATCAATGCCCGCATCGTCAAATGCCTGGAGTTCAGCGTAATCCGTCATGTTGATTGCATATTGTGCAAGTTGAGACACCCACAGTTTCAGTGCCTGGTCAATCTGTGCGTCACGGTTAATCACGATGTTTCTTCGGACATCTCCGTGTCCTTCAACATTGTCTGCAACCGCAATCGCTTCCACAAGTCTTTCGGCTTTACGCTCCGTTTCTGTATCAAATCGATACAGCGTTACAAAGTCTGTCTGTGTCAGTACATCGTCAACCCAGTACTTTGTGATTGCCTTGCCCGCCATCGTTTCAGCCTTTTCATACGGAAACCCGCACATGCGCAGTCCGTAGATATAGGCTTTCCTGGCAATCTTCAGATACTCTTTTTCCGCTTCTCTTGCAGCTTTCCGGTAAACTTTCTTAACTGTCCTGATTACGCTCAGTTGGTCAAAGTCCGCCAGTTTCAGTTCACCAAATGCTTTCAGATTTCTTCGGTTCATGACCTTGATTGCGCGGTCACAAGGCTCGTAAATCTCAGCATTCATGCCCTTCATCACCGCCTGAACCCGATGCCGTTATCCCTGCGTGCCTTGTTTGCACAGGCAATGGAGTCGTAAACCTGTTTGTCGTCACGCTTTTGGAAACGCTTTCCGCATACAGGGCATATAGCCCACTTTGCACCGCTTTTTCCTGAACCGCCACCGCCATTGCTTCCGCCTTCGACTTCAGCCTGTGCGGTAATGCCTTCCGGTGTTGTCGGATTAACAGTGTCGTCCTCGTTCAACGGAATGCCTTCCTGTATGCCATTCAGCCTGTCCAGCTCGTCCGCAAGGCGCTGCTGGTATTCGTCGTATACGATGGCATCGCTCTCCGGGTCACGGCTCAAGTGGCTGAATGTGAATGCCTGGATGGCAGGCATACCGCTCGTCCGCAGCGTGCTGAAGGACTGGGTCTTCACCAGCAGATCCTCGTAACTCTGCCTCCAGAATTTCGGCTCAAGGTCGGAAATCTTAAGACCGCTCACTTTCTCCATGCCCTTGCAGATTTTCAGCACGACTTTCAGGAAGGTCGTTTCGGATTCCCGCCACATGCTCTGTGTCTCAAGCATGCGCGCTTCAGCGTGCCACCAGCCGTTCTTCAGGATCATGGCCCCGTTGTTGGAACTGTCGCTTGTGTTCCCGTCGCCTTGTGCCGGCATACCGACAATCTGAAGGATGGTCTTGTACATGTCGTTCACGAGCGTCTGTGTCTGGCTCTGGTCCAGCTGCTCGTTAAGGTAGTACAGTTTCCGTCCGCCGTTCCCGCTTCCCTGTGTGGCGGGGAGTTTGATGGCCCCCAGGTCTTTCAGTTCCAGGAAGTCCTCACGGCTGATGTCCACGCCGTCAAAGACCATCAGTGCCTGAATGAACTGTTCGATGCCGTCGAGCCTGTTCGATTCAGTCAGGTTGATGGCATCCATGAGCGGCACGACCGGCTCAAACGCGCCCATGTAATTCGGGTTGCACGGGTATTCGATCAGGCTGACCATCCCGAAGTTGTGCCGCACGGTCTTTGTTTCGTCTATCTGCATCTCGCCGACTCCGGCGTCATTGACGATGCCCGTGATAACGTATGTCACGTTCGGCGTATACACCGTGTACTCCACGTCGCCGTTCGGCGGGTTCTTGTACACGTACGTTACGCCCATCAGCACCCGCTTGGTAACGTCGCTCCGGCGGACAACGAAGGTGTTCTCCGTGTCGGGGATCTCGATTTCAAACGGCGCTTCGTCCATGAACTCAGAGGAGTCATACCCCGTGTCGTGGTACGTCAGGCGGTAACCCACGCCGCAGGTAAACATCTCGTAGGCCAGTTTGTAGTCCTTGCTCTGCTTGCCTTCGGACAGCATCATGCTGTTCACGGCAGCAACCTTGTCGGGGACTGTGGATTCTTCACCGTTCTTTTCCCGCTGACCGCTTCCACGGCTGACATACATGATGGGTTCACCGGCAAACTCCGAGGTCTTGAACGTTACAATCTGGTTCGCAATGTTCACAACGACCTTGTTGTTTATCTCGGAGTTGTATGTCTTCGTCCTGTACAGGATAGGCTGAAGCCCGCGCTCGTACTTCTTAAGGAAGATGATTTCCCGCCTGTTTTCCAGGTGAATGGGCATCGCCTTTCCAAGTACCTCAAGCACGTTGTCGTCCGTGACTTTCTCAACAGAAGAGAAAATCCGACGACGGCCACGGAGGTTTTTGGACAGTTCAAGGTCATAGGGCGCGTTCGCAGTGCTTACGTCAAACACTTCAAGACCCATTCCGCACACCTCCGTTTCGTGTATATAAAAAGACGCCAAACAACGAGTTGCCTCGCCACTTGGCGTCTTTCCAGTCCTCACGGCCCCGCCATGCCTACAGGGTCGTCAACAGAACAGAACAGTATTCCTCACACACATTATATTGTGTTTATTTTGTTTGTCAATACTTTTTGTAGTATTTCCCGTAAATAACGTAGTATTCAGAACGGGCGTGCAAAAACCACCGCCTGTCCAGCCGTAAGGTTCTGCACATAATCCGCCAGCATCGCAAGGCTGTCAGGGCCGTCATCGTGCTTGGCTTTCCCCGTCATCGTCCAGCTGCATACGTTATTCATGAAGGCCCTGTACTCCTTGTCCTTTATCACGCTCTGGTCTTTGAACAGCATATGCTCCTTCACGTACGGGGACGCCATCACGATCTTCGTTTCCTTGTTCTGCGTGGTGAACTTCGTCGTCAGTTTCGTCCGCCCGCCACGCTTCTTTACTTCTTCCTGGACACTCTGAGCCACACGGCCGCCAGCGCTGTTCGACTCAAACCTTCCCATATGCACCTTGTGCTGAATCAGTTTGCTGATGATCTCCGCTTCCACAACTTCAGGATTCCCGTTGTTGAACACCACGTCCTCAATGTAGAAGTCCTGTCCGTACTGATAGGCAATCGGCATACTACAATAGTCCGCGCCCCTGTCCTTGGTATCGCACACGCACAGAATCGCATCCGGTTCGCGTTCCGGCAGTTCAAAGTACCGCCTAAGTTCGTCTGGATGGTACAGCAGTCCTTCACGCTCAATCGGCTGGTTCATGTACAGTGCCCGCCACTCCGTGTCAGGCATGACTTCCCGCTGTTCATGATAGAACGCCGTGCTGAACCCGACCCCGTACAGGTACTCAAAGTTGCTCTCGTCGTCCTCGTTCAGCGCGGGTACCGTGATGAACTCCGCCCTGTCAGTACCTTCGTATTGGCGTTCTAACCGCCCTATAACGTCGTTCACGCTCCACCTGGTAGCAATATGCAGTTCCTTGCAATGGTCGCCTATTTTTCGCTGTCTGAGGTCTGTGGCATACGTTTCCCAAAGTTTGTCCAGCCGTTCCTTGCTTAAGGCTATCTCCAAACCGCTGATCAGGTCATCGCAGTACAGCAGTCGCCCCGCACGATACAGACCCGCATTCCCGCTTCCTATCGACGTAAACTCCAGCGTTTCAAAACGCTTCCTCGCGCCCAGGTCAATGCGGAAGTCCTTCGCGTTCGTGTTGCTGACATTCACCGACGGGAAAACATCATGCCACAGGTACTCTCCGTTCGGGTCAAATATCCGCAGGCACTCGTCATACACCCCACGCACAAAGGCATTGCTGTGCGATCCCGTAAGGTTCGGCTCTTCGGGCCATCTCCCCGACACCCACGTCAGCAGAAAGATTGCCAGCGTGGTCTTCCCAACGCCAGGAGGCAGACTGATGCCAAGCAAATCAATCTCGTCATCCATCAGCCTTTGCAGTGCATTCACCACCGGCAGCAACTGTTTCCGCCGTGGCAGATAAAATCTCTTCCGTACGTCCCTGTTCTTCTCGATGTACTGGCAGTACGCGTCGAAGTCCACAGGCGCGTCCACAAGCAAACTCTTGTAGTACAGGTCGCTGAACCTCTCAAGCACATACATCTCCCGGCTGTTTCTCCGCATGGCTTCGGATATCTTCTTCCGAAGTTCCCTGTTCTCCCTGTGGAACTGCAGAAACCCGTCCTGTATCCGCCCATAGTAGATAGCCAACGCATCCTCATACACGTTCGGA